TATATATTGAGCGATTACGTGATGCACCACTAGTTAACGTATGGCCTGTACCAGACAACAATGATTATAAATTGTACTACTGGCGTATGCGCCGCATACAAGACGCGGGCAGTGGTGTACAGACTGCGGACATGAACTTTAGATTTTTCCCTTGTTTAGTGGCGGGTTTGGCTTATTATATAGCTATGAAACTTCCTGAGATGATGGATCGCGTACCAATGTTAAAGGCTGTATACGACGAGCAATTCGAGCTTGCCGCAGGAGAAGATAGAGAAAAGACTTCTGCTAGGTTTGTACCTCGTATTGGTTATGTGTAATGGCTAATAGATTCGCTTCTGGTAAGCGGGCCATAGCATACTGTGATGTATGCGGGTTTCAATACAAACTACGAGAACTAAAAGATTTAGTAGTAAAGGGCAAGAATACTCACATAAAAGCCTGTATTGAGTGTTGGAATGGAGATCATCCCCAGTTGAAGTTAGGGGAGTTTCCTGTAGATGATCCACAAGCATTACGCGATCCTCGCCCAGACCAGAGTTTAGGAGATTCAGGAAATACTAGCAGTAGAGACATTCAGTGGGGTTGGAACCCTGTAGGGGGAGGAAACGATCCTTATAACTTAACACCAAACATACTAGTAATGACTAGCAGTGTAGGGCAAGTAACAGTAACTATTTCATAGGAGCATTAACATGCCACAAGGTAAAGGAACATATGGGTCACAAGTAGGTCGGCCTAAGAAAGTAAAAAATAAGATGAGCTACTCAATGGGTGGCATGACTGGTAAGCAATCAAAACTAGACAAAAACAAAGACGGCAAGATTTCCGGCGAAGACTTTAAGATGATGGCTGGCGGTGGTATGGCTAAGATGGGCTACTCAAAAGGGGGCAAGGTCAAAGTACGTGGTACTGGCGCGGCTACTAAAGGGTTGTACGCTAGAGGGCCAATGGCTTAAACCATGAACTATACTGAACTAAAAGCTAATATCCAAGACATCTGCGAGACTACATTCACAGCAGATCAACTTGCTATGTTTACAAAACAAGCAGAGCAGAAGATATATAGTTCGGTTCAGCTACCTGCGCTTCGTAAAGTAGATGACGGGCCATTGGCAAATGGAACTAAACTGTTAAGCCTACCTACCAACTTCTTGTACACCTATAGTATAGCGGTAATTGACGGTGATAACGTGTATTCGTTCTTGTTAAACAAGGATGGTAACTTCTTACGTGAGGCGTACCCCGTTGATTCTGCTGCTAATAGGGGACTTCCTAAGTTCTATTCCTACCAAGGACTAGCCTCTAACGGCGTTGCAACTCAACTAGAACTTGCTCCAACCCCTAACGCTAACTACGTAATTGAGCACACCTATGGGTATTACCCAGAGTCTATAGTAACCGCAGCAACTTCTTGGTTAGGCACACACTTTGATTCCGCGTTGCTAAACGGCGCGTTATTAGAAGCTATACGGTTTATGAAAGGGGAACCAGACGTTATAGCCAACTACGAAAAAATGTACTTGCTATCTATTTCGTTACTAAAGAACCTTGGAGATGGTAAGCTACGTCAGGATACATACCGTTCTGGGCAGTTTAGAACTCCAGTAAGTTAAGGAATTAGTTAGATGGCAATAACTCAAACAATGTGTACTTCTTTTAAAGTTTCTCTCCTTGATGGAGAAATGGACTTTAGCAGTAACACGAACCAAACATTTAAGATTGCGCTGTTTAAGTCTTCAGCAGACTTAGGTGCCACTACCGCCGCATACGTTAATACCAATGAAGCATCGGGTACAGGGTATACTGCTGGAGGAGAAACATTAACAGTGTCTACGCGCCCAACATCTACTGACACAACAGCGTTCCTTACCTTTGCAACTGCCTCGTGGAGTAGTTCTAGCATCACAGCCCGTGGCGCACTTATATACAGATCATCGGGTACTGGAAACAACGCTGTTGCAGTACTAGATTTTGGTGCAGATAAAACAACAGTAAATAGCACGTTTACAGTAACGTTCCCTACAGCAGACAAAGATACCGCTATCATACGTATAGCTTGAGGTTAAACAAATGGCAACTCAATTTACTTCGATTTTAAAACTAGCACTACCAGTACAAGGAGAACTTGTTGGTTCGTGGGGTACTGTAGTAAACGAAAATATAACCTCGATGATAGAACAAGCTATTGCTGGGCTAGCTACAATAAACACTTGGTCTAGCAACTCACATACTCTGACCTCTGCTAATGGTACTACTTCTGAGTCTCGTTGTGCGATGCTTGTCCTTGCTGCTGCTAGTGGCGCTCCTTCTTCCGCTGCTTCTGTAGTATGCCCTGCGGCTACTAAAACTTATATCGTCAAAAACGGTTGTGGTCAAGCGGCAACAGTAAAAACTCCCAACGGGTCAGGTATTGCCGTACCTAGCGGTAAGACTATGTTGTTGTTTTGTGATGGTACTAATGTAGTTGAAGCGGTAAACCACATAGTAACTATGTCCGCAGGTACATTGACCATAGGCGCTGGCGCAACAGTTACTAGCATTCTTGACGAAGATAACATGGCAAGCAACAGCGCCACAGCGTTATCTACACAGCAGTCAATTAAAGCCTACGTAGACGCAAACACAACATCAGATACCCTAGCTGAAGTTCTCGCTAACGGTAACACCACAACCACCACTCAAAAAATTCAATTCCGTGACACTGCAATACACATTAGCTCTAGCGCAGACGGCCAACTCGATATTGTCGCAGATACTGAAATACAAATTGCTGCTACTACTATTGATATTAATGGCGCAATTAATGCTAGCGGAGAGATCGTAGCATCTTCTCTTGATATTAGTGGAAACGTCGCTATTGACGGTGTCATTGCAATGGGGGCTAACACTGCGGGTGCGCTTCTTATTGCTAACGGAACTAATTTTAACCCCACTACTATACCTTCTTTAGCTGAGATTAGTACCGCTGCAACTGAGGACACCTTTCTAGCTATAGATGCCTCTGGTGGGGGACTTAAAAAAATTACTAGAGGTACTATCATTGCTGGCACTGGTTCAAGTGGTGACTTATCTTCTGTTGTTGAAGATACTAGTCCTCAACTAGGCGGCAACCTAGACGTTAATGGTAAAGATATTGTTACAACTTCTAATGCTACTCTTGATTTAGCTCCTAATGGAACAGGTACAGTTGTTGTACGAGGTAATACTAACTCAGGTGCAATCGTATTTAACTGTGAAAGCAACAGCCACGGCCAGAAAGTATTTGGTCAACCTCACTCAGCTTCTGTAACTAATACTTTAATGCTCCCTGCCGGAGCCAACTCAACCTTAGTATCTCTTGTTTCTGTTGATACATTAACTAATAAAACTTTAACATCCCCTAAAATTAATGAAAATGTAGCAGTCACTTCGACGGCTACTGAAATAAATATTCTTGATGGAGTTACAAGTACCACTGCGGAGCTTAACATTCTTGATGGTGTTACAAGTACTGCGGCAGAACTTAACATTCTTGACGGTGCCACTGTTGTTGTAGCAGAAGTTAATTTCTTAGACTTAGGTAGTACCGCAGTCGGTACAGCAATAGCATCTAAAGCAGTTATCCTAGATTCTAATAAAGACTACACGGGTGTACGAAACCTAACAATCTCTGGAGAACTAGACGCAGCTACTTTAGACATTAGTGGAGCAATAGACGTTGCAGGTAATTCTGTTTTAGCTTCTGTTGATGTTACAGGTTTAGCTACAGCCGCTACCTTTGAACCAGACGGCGCTACTTCCGCTGGTGATAATGCCGCGATAGGTTACACCAGTGCAGAAGGACTTATTCTTACAGGTCAAGGTTCTACTAACGATGTAACTATTAAGAATGACGCTGACGCAGATGTTATTGAAATACCGACAGGCACTGTTAATGTCACTATGGCAGGCACTGTTACTGCGACAAGCACTATAGTAGCTAAATCGGGGATACACGTTAAGAACGGCTCTGCCGGAGCAGGTTTTGTTCAGTTCTTTGAGGACTCAGACAACGGCACGAACAAAGTTACTCTTGCTGGCCCTGCGTCTACCGCAGATATTACGTTAACTCTGCCGAGTTCAGCAGGCGTTAGCGGTCAGGCTCTGGTCACTAACGGCTCTGGCGTATTGTCGTTTGAAGCCGTAGGTGGCGGGAACGAAGTAGACTTCGTAGCTAGTGGCACACTGCCAAATGGCAAGCCCGTTGTCTTAAAGTCTAATGGAACTATTGAGGTGGTGGCTTCGACAGGCGCAGGAACTGTCATTTCAGCAGGAAGTCCAACTGTATTTGAGTCAGCAGATAGCGAATGGGAGTCAGTCACTAGGTTAACCGACACTAAAGCTATAGTGGTTTATAGAGATCAGGGTAACTCTAGCTATGGTACTTCTTGTATCTTAACGGTGTCCGGTAGTTCTATCACAGCGGGAACTCCCGTTGTGTTTGAGTCTGCATCCATGTACTACCCCTCAGTCATTAGGTTAACCGACACTATAGCTTTAGTGGCTTACCAAGATCGCGGTAACTCTAGCTATGGTACTTCTGTTATTTTAACTGTGTCGGGTACCTCTATTTCAGTAGGGACTCCAGTTGTGTTTGAGTCAGCAAGCACTGAATACATCTCAGCCAATATGTTGACCGCCACTAAAGCTATAGTGGTTTATAGAGATG